ATTTTTTACAAAAACGCTTCCAACAAAGATGTTAGAATTTTTAAAATTCGTTGCATCATTACCATCAAAATTTATTAATTTTGGAAAGCAAATAATTTCAGGACTTATAAGTGGAATATGGAGTATGTTAACGTGGGTTGGAACAAAAATAAAAGAGTTTGTTACTGGGTTTGTAAAAGGATTTAAAGATGCGTTAAAAATAAGTTCACCATCAAAAGTATTTGAAGATATAGGAAAATTTATAATTCAAGGATTAATAAATGGAATTAAATCATTAGTGGGTGAATTAAAACAAAAATTTTCAGATATAAAAGATGCTATGACAGAAAAAATTAAAGATGCCAAAGATAAAGTAACTACTTTTGCAGGGAACATAAAAACTAATTTAGAAACTAAATTAGGACAAGCAAGAGATAAGGTAAAATCAATATTTACAGATATTAAAGATGGAATAATTTCTAAGATAACAACTGCAAAAGATAAAGTAACAAGTTTAATAAACACTATAAAAAGTAAATTTAATTTTAGTTGGTCTTTACCAAAATTAAAAACGCCACATTTATCTTGGAGTACAGAACCTGCTAGTGGTTGGATGAGAGATTTGTTAAGTACATTAAACTTACCTACTTCATTACCTAAATTAAAGGTTTCTTGGTATGCAGGAGGAGGATTTCCTGATATAGGGCAATTATTCTTTGCCAATGAAAGTGGACCAGAGCTTGTAGGAAATATTGGAAATAGAACTGCGGTTGCAAATCAAAAACAAATAACAGAAGGTATTGCAGAAGCTACTTATAATGCGTTTAATAGAGCTTTAGCGGAAAATAAAACAAATGATGAAGATAATCCTTTAAATCTAGTAGTTAATATAGGAAATGAAAGAATATATAATGGACAAATAAAACGTCAAGGTCAAATGTCAAATATGTATGGAATTAAACTATAGGAGGTAAAAGATGAGTTATAATGGATATTATGTTGGAATTAGGAAAGGAAATGATAATAGTAAGTGGTGTTATTTCAATGATCCTGCTATAAAAAGAGATGGGTTGTTAATTCAACCTCATCTCGTACAAACGGCAGACAGTACAGTTTTAGCAAGTGGTAAATTAAGTATAAAAGTTTTACCACATACTAGAACAAAAATTCAAATGCAACTTCCTATAATGACAAAAAAACAATATGAAAAATATTATGAATATATAATGCAAAGTATGTATTTACATGTAAGTTATTACAACGAAGGGACAGACACTTATGAAACAGGAACATTTTATCACAATGATATGCAATATAAACCGATTATATATAACGGAAAACGTATGATAGATATGCAAGAAATACATTTAATTGAACATTAGGAGGGTGAAAATGTATAAATTAAATAATAATGTTGCTTGGACAAATGAACTAAAAGAAGCTTTTAAAAAAAACATAACAAGATGTAAAATAATTGAAGGGCAAAATGAATATAATGAAAGTAATTATTTAAAAGATGCTGAATTACAAGATGTGAGAAGTGTTCCTGATGTTGGGTTTATTGGACAAGCAACTGCAAGAATGGCAACGATAACTTTAATAAATGATGAAAGTTCTAATATTAATTTAGAAAATAAAGAATTTGAATTAGAAATAGGAGCAGATTATAATAATTCAACATATTATATTAATTATGGAAACTTTATCGTAAATGAAGCTCCTGAAAATGATGATACAAATGGAACAATAAAAGTCGTTGCTTATGATTATATGATTAAATTTAACCAAGATTATGTTGATAGAGTAGAATATCCCTGTACTTTATATGAATTATTAGAAGATATATGTGATCAAGCGGGAGTAGAAGTAGGAAGTGAAAGTTTTGCTAATGATGATTTTCAAGTAATAAATAATCAATTTAATGGAAAAACTTTAAGAGAGGTTTTACAACATATTGCAAAGTCTGCATTTTCTTGGGCTAGAATTGGACAAGATAATAAATTATATTTAGATTTTGAAGTAAATAATACAATTGATGAAACAATAAGTATAGATGATTATAAAATGGATTCATTTAAAAAAGCGAACGAATATTATGGAGCTATTAATAAAGTAACCTATGCTGATTCAGATATAACAGGACATGAAGAAAGTGTACAAGATAATGCGGATATTGCGTTACATGGAATAAAAGAACTAATTATTTATGATAATTATTTTGCGTATACAACGCAGAAAAGACAAGAATTAATACAAGCAGGAACAAGATTATTTGGATTAAAATATATGCCAATACAACAAATGGATATGATTGGGTTAGCTTATTTAGATAGCAATGATATTTTAGGTGTAAAGGATAGTGAAGAAACAACATTTACAACAAGAAATTTATCTCATATAATAAAATATAATGGAATATTAGCAGATAGTATTCAAGCAGAAGGAACAAGTGACAATGAACAAACTTATGATAATAATAATGCTCCAGTAAAAGCTAACATAAAATTAGAACGTACCGTAGATAGAGCAAATGGCTTAATTTCACAAGTTGCAGAACAAACTGTTATTGTTTATGATGAAATAGAAGGAATAGGATTATTACAAACACAACCTGCTAAAAAAATTCCAACATGGGATGTTAAAATAACTGGTAATAAAGAATATGAAGATGGTGAAGCAGAAGTTATTGAAAAAGATTATATATTAGTTATAATGCCAGAATTATATCCATTTATAGAAACAGAAAATGATGGTTATTTATTAACAGAAAATGATGAAGAAATTATTTATTCAGCAAAAAAATATAAAATAACTTGTAATGAATTATTAAGAAAAAATGGAATAAGTGATACAATAGAAATTGATAGTGATAGAAATATTGTTTATACTCAAAGAATAGGAATTAATAATGGAACAACCTATGTTTTAGGTAGACCAATTGTTACAATTTTAGGACAATTAACAGTAGATTTATATGGTGGTGTAAATTATATTTATTTAGATGATGATGAAGAAACTAGTATTTATATTAAATATATTTTAGAAAATGATTTTACAGATAATTATGTTTCTAGTGTGGAATTAATATCAAAGATTAATCAAAGTCCTGAGGAAATTTCGATTGAAGCTAATAAAATAAGATTAGAAGGTTATACAACTATTAATGGTGGTTTTAGCGTAGATGAAAATGGGAATGCTAGTATAGCAAATAATACGGTCTTAATTGATACAGAAGGTATTACTTTATCTGATGGGGCAAAAATACTTGGTGGAGATGGCTTAGTAACAAATTTAATATTTAATTCTCAAAATAGCGGTGGAAGTTCTGGAACAGCGGCAGGATATTATGGATATAAAGAATTAGGTTTTGGATCAATATATGATCCAGATGCACAATCAGGAATGAGATTTGAGTCAACAGCATTAGAAATAGAAGTAAATATTCCTGAAAATTTCGTAATTCAATCTGCATATTTAACTTTATATACTACACAAATACAATGGGGAGTTTATAATTATTATGGTTATCCTCGCAATTTAGGAATATTTGTATCAGATTCATCTGTTCCAGAGATGTATTATGAGAGTTGGGAATCAGAATATTATTCTAGTTTTGAATATTCTGGGAGTGTAATTAATAACGCTTGGGAAGGGAATACAACATATTATACGCCATCAAATGTTAATGGCTTTTATCTTAATATCAAAAAAAGTAAAGATTTAAAAGAATATATATCAACAGGAAATCAGTTGCTTTTTATTAAAAGTAATGATGAAATACCTTCTTATGATACAACAGCAGGAAAAACTACAGCTGCTCAAAAAACAGGATTAGGAAAGGCAGTTTTAAATGTATTTGGATATACACAATATAATTTTTAAAGGAGAAATGAAAATGAGTAAAAAAATAAGTGAACTAAATTCTGCAACAGAATTAAACAATGAAGATATTTTTGTTGTTAATCAAGAAGAAGAAACTAAAAGTGTAACGAAAGAAATAGCTTTTAGTGATATAAATGAAAAACTTGAACAAGTTTTGGGTGTTGAACAATATGATAATTCTTCTACCTATAATGTTGGAGAATATTGTATTTATGAAAATTTATTATATGTTTGTACTACAGAAATAGAAACCCCAGAAGATTTTAATTCTAATCATTGGGAAGAACAAAGTGTTTTAGAAAAAACAGATAACATAAAAAATAATCTAAATACTATACAAACTAATGTAAATCAACTTATGGGTGGAAATTCTTGGACAAAAATTTCTAATACTTATGGAGATTTATATTATAAAAAAATAAGTAACAATATTTACGTTTTAAGAGGAGCGTTTTCTGGCTTTTCTAATAATTTTTCAATTACCTTACCTTTCACGATAACTTATCAACAAGTTTTTCTAATGGCGGGGTCGGGAACATATTATACTAAAGCTTATATTAATGCTAATACTAATCAAATTACTATTGCAGCAGGAACAGGAAGTTCGTCTACAACATATAATTTATCAGCTTGGATTATACTTAATTAGTTTTGACAAAAAATAAATGACGTGTTATACTAAAATTAGAGGAGTAAAAAATGGAAGATTTTGTTAGTAGAGAAGAGTTTAATACTCTTAAAAACGAAGTTAAAGAACTTAAAGAAGAAATAAATGAATATAAAGGATTATTACAACAAATTGATAAAAAAATTGATGTAATAACTGAGAGAATGTCTAATGGGGCTAAAATGGATGAATTAAAATTACAGCCATTAATTTCAAGGATTTCTAAATTAGAAGAAAATCAAACTTGGATAGCACGAACAATTGGAGCAACAATTATTGCTTTTGTAATAAAAGTAATTTTAGAAGTTTCTAAAACAGTAAGTTAGAGGAAGGAAAAAAAGATGGAATTAAATAGGTCAATATTTAAGTGGTTAATTATAACCAATATTATAACATTATTATTACTTTTTGGAACAAATATAGGATGGTTTATATATGAAGCACAATTTGAAACTATTCAACAAGAAGAAGAATATACACAATCAATTGAAGATGTTGAAAATGTAAACAATATTGAACAAACTCAATTTAAATAAAGGAGAATTAAACTATGGCAAGAATCGTTCAATCTTATAGAAGAACAACAACAAAAAGAGTTAAAAAAATACCCGCAGGCTATCATAAATGTCCTAATTGTGGAGGAGATGGAGTATGCAAGAACAAAACTCAAAGAAGAAAAAAGTCTTAAAAGTTAATTTTGATATGATTAAAAGTGATAAAGAGTTTTATCTTGAAAATTGCAATTTTAATGAAACTCAAGAAAAGATTTTTGAATACTTAACTGGAAAGAAACAATATTCAATAGTACAAATAGCGATGAAAGAAAGTATGTCAGAAAGTAATGTAAACAAAATAATAAGACAAATAAAAATAAAAATGATAAAAGTATTAATGTTAAAATAGTAAAGTTTTTGTGAAGAAACTATACAGAAATTGTATAGTTTCTTTTTTTGTTTCTGTTTTATAATAAAAAATAGAAAAGGAGGTAAAAAGATATGAAAAATTTTTCCATAAAAAGAAAAAATAATGACATATTTTTTTACCTTTTTTCGATTTTGAAAAAAGTTTCAAAAATAGAAAAAAACTTAATGTGAGATTTAAGTTTAAAGGATTTTTATATACGCATCAATAAATTAATCTTCTAAAATATAAAAACGCCTTAAAATCCAAATAAGAAAGGAATAATAAGAAATGGTAAATTATTATAATCCGTATGTCAATATGTCTGGAAAATATGTAAACGAATTACAAAATATGAGAGATAAAATTGACAATCAAATACAACAAGTTCAACAGCAACAACAAAATATGCAAAGATTACCAATTCAACAACCAATTACTCAAAATTTTCAAATAGCCCCTAATGTTAATAATGAAATAGAAGGTAAATATGCAAATAGTATTGAAGATGTAAAAAACACTTTTGTAATGAAAATGGGAGTTTTCGTAAATAGAGATTTTTCTACTTTATGGATAAAAAATGTTAATGGAGATATTAGAACTTTTAATACAGAAGAAGTTTTTGAAATGGATGAAAAAGACAAAGAAATAATGATGCTTAGAAAAGAAATAGAAAATATGAAAGGAATGATTTCAAATGCAAAACAATCCGATGATACAAATATTGATGACGAAACTCAAGAGTCAAAACCCAAAAGGGTACGAAACACTAAACAATCTAATGCAAAGTAATGCTAATCCACAAGAGTTATTACAACAAATGATGTCAGGAGCTACACCAGAGCAAAAACAAGGATTATTTAAACAAGCAAAACAAATGGGATGTCCTGATAATGTACTTTCTAAAATACAAAATATGAAGTAGGTAATAATAGTTTAAAAACTTTTATTATAAATATTTTTAATGAAAGGAGGGAAAAATAATGGGAGAAAATACAACACCTAGTGTTTCTGATATTAGAGCTGTAATGGATGCAAGTAATGGTTCAAATTCGTATCCTTATCCAGTATTTCCTTATGGAGGAAATAGTTGGGGAAATGGTTTCGGTGATGGAAGTTGGATTTGGATAATACTTATTCTTGCAATTTTTGGCGGATTTGGAAACAACGGATTCGGTGGTGGATTCGGTGGAGGACTTGCGAATGAATACGCATGGCTTTCTAACGGGCAAAAAGAAATTATGCAAAATACAAATGATGGATTTAACACATTGCAGTTAGCAAATCAATTATCTGGAATCTCATCAGGAGTACAAAACCTATCAACACAATTGTGTAATTGTTGTGCCGATATGAACCAAACTGTAAATGCGGGATTTGCAAATGCTGAAACTGCTGCTAATGCAAGACAAATGGCAAATATGAATCAAGCATTTAGCAACCAATTAAGCACAGTTCAAGGATTTAATGATGTAAATTCTAGCTTATGCAATGCAAGTGCTGAAAACAGATTAGCAACTTGTCAAACACAAAACATAGTTCAAAATGAAGGAAATGCAACAAGATTTGCAGATGCAAATAACACAAGAGATATAATCACAAATGCAACAGCAAATACACAGGCTATACTTGATAAATTATGTCAACTTGAGTTAGACGGTGTTAAAGCACAAGTAGATGCTAAAAACGACAAAATTGCTGATTTACAAAGGGAAGTTTTAATGAAAGACTTACAAGCATCACAAGTTCAACAAACAACTGATTTAAGATTTTCAAATGTTGATGCTGTAGATTCATTATATAACAGACTTTCTAATTGCCCAGTTCCATCAACACCTGTTTATGGAAGAACACCAATATTTACATGCAACAACAACGGATGTGGATG